AACTGAATTTACTGGTGCAGCAGCAGCTGTTACTGGTGCGTTTGCATTTGCGGCTTAATAATTAAATAGTGGCTCCTTCGGGAGCCACAAACTATAGGAGAAAAATTATGTCAGGTGGCGGAAGTTTTACATCAGACCAGTCGGTAGCTCATGCAGCAGCAGATGCTCAATTGGTACCTACTACTAGAAGAGCAAGAGTTACGTATATTCAAGCAGAAGGTGCAGCAAGTTCTTCAGTTGTTTTAAAAAGCGGAGGAGCTTCAGGAACAGTGGTTGCAACATTTAAATTTGGAACTGAAGGTTTAGATATATACGTTCCAGGTTCAGGAATATTATTTACTGAAGGAGTTTATTTAGATTTAACTGCAACTCCAGGTGTAACTATTACATTTACGTAAGATGAGTAAAGCAAAACTAACTGTTGTTAAAGGGGCAGGTAAATACGTTGGGTCAAAAATGAAAGATGTTTTGACTAAATTAAAACGTAATAAAGCCGCTAGAAAACAAAAAGTTCGTTTTGAAAAAGCTCATGGTCATAAAGTAAATCAAAGCACAGCTAAACCATATCAAAATGTTTCCAGTAGTGGGAGCAACAGTAAATCTGCTATTATACCAGCTAAGTCACAATCTCAAAAAGGAAGTTCTTTTAAAATTCACAAAGTAAGAGGTAAAGGTTCTAATTCTTTAAGAGGAATGGGAGCAGGAAGAAACATAGGCTCTTCAGGTTCTGCTGAATCTTGGAGAATGGATATGGAAAGATTGACAAATATGCCTTCTTTTAACGAAGTTACAAGATCAATATTTAGAAAAAAAAGAAAAGCTCTTGGTGGTATGTTAAAGTTGAAAAGAGGCGGAGATAACATGCCTGCGAGAAACAAAAAGAATTTTAGACCTACTGAAAAAGGTGCAGGTATGACCGCTGCCGGTGTTGCTGCTTACAGAAGAGCAAACCCTGGATCTAAATTAAAGACAGCTGTAACTGGTAAAGTTAAACCTGGGTCAAAAGCTGCTAATAGAAGAAAAAGTTATTGCGCAAGATCTCTAGGTCAGTTAAAAAGGTCTAGTGAAAAAACAAGAAACGATCCAAATTCAAGAATTAGACAAGCAAGAAGAAGATGGAAATGTTAAGTTTTTAGTTCAACCTATTTTTACGCCAAGTTTTATACTTTTTAAAAAAGTAAATTTAAATCATTTAAAAATTTTAAATGAATTAAAAAATTTATCATTTAATTCAACAAATAATGAAGATGATGAAAATAATTCTGAAATTTCAAAAAGCATAAAAGTTTTAGAAGAAATATCTGAAGGAAATCAAATAAAAAAACTTTTTAAAAATTGTTTTGATTTTGGTATTAGATCGATTTGGAGATACAATATAGACCATCAAATAACAAATTCTTGGGCCACTAGAGCTTTTCCAAAAACAAAAAATGAATATCATAACCATAAAAACTTTTGGTTATCCGCTGTTTATTACCCATGTAAGGAAAGTAATTTTAAAATAAAGTTTTTATCAGATAGACAAGATTTGGGTAGTTTTGAGATTCCTGTCTATGACAATAATATATATAACAGTCGTTCGTGGGAATATACCGTAGAACAAGGAGACTTAATTTTATTTAATGCATCGTTATACCATAAAATTGTTAAAAATATTACGACCACTGTAAGATATTCTCTTGCTATGAATATTTTACCTAAAGGAAAGATAGGTTTTAAAGATGGTACTCTTGTGTTATAATATTTATTATGGAAATGTTAATTAATTTTTTTAAAAAAATATTTGGTTTACAAAACCTTGAAAAAAGAATTAGAATATTAGAAAGAAAAAATTATTGGAGAGAAAAATATAAACATGGCTTATCTAAATTCAAACATTCCTCCAATATATTGTAAAATTAGAAAGGAGTATCTTTATGATCTTAAAGAACATCAAGGAGAGTATAGTGACTGTGTTATCTTTGGCCTTACTTCCATTTCAGGTCGTGCACTCTTATTTAATATCATGCTTCCCAACGGTGCGTGTTATTGGCGTTTGCCTATCTCAGCGTTTTTCCAAAAATCGTATGATAGAGCCGATGTGCCGGATATGCAGACGCACGAGTTGGAATTGTGGAACAGTTTTAGTTATTGGCCTAGTGTTACTTGCTTTGATTGGTTGGATGGTGTAGCAGGAAAATATTTAGGACTAGATAAAAAATTTTATCATGGCAAATATTTATTCACAATTGATTGGGCACACCCCGATGTTAATATCTTGGATACGGAGCATTCTGAAATTCCTCAAGAACATAAGTGCGCACATATACTGGAGCTTTCTAACGGTAATTATGCAGCTCAGCCTAATAATCGTATTTTGTGGCACATTAATAGTTATACTACTGATACATCTTGGCCAGATTACAAAGTCCAAACTACGTATTGGGATGCAGAAGATAATGACATGGTCACAGAAGATAGTGACAGAATGTTTTACGCGATGGAAAAAAAAGAAAAATCAGTAAATGATATTCTTATGGAAGGTTTTGAAGAAGAAAAAAAAATGTATGAAGAAGAAGAAAAAAATACAAAAAGAACATATGAAAAGTATAAAGAACACGCTCAAGATATGTCTTATGAAAATAATGGTAAAAAAGATGATTGATAAGCTTATATACAGTTTTTTTGGGCTACTAGACAATCTAACCGAATGGATAGATAATCTTTTATTCAATAAAAAAAATAAAAAGAAAAAAAAATAATTATGGAGTCTTACAGTATGAACTATTACTTTACAGGTTTACTAATTGTAATGTTGGTGGTGTTGGCTTTATGTGGAGGTCCAGGTGTCTAATAAACCACTTAACATATCGGAATCGGCTGCTGTGCAGATGCCGATGAAAACCGTAGCTAGCCTAATAATTCTCGTAGCAATGGGCGTGCTCGGATATACAGAGCTGACTTCAAGGTTGGTTTCGTTAGAGACATCAAGAGAATTATTTGAAAATGATCTACTTAAAAAATCTGAGCAAGTACCTGTGGACCAGGAGCAACATTTTTTATTGGAGGATCTTTATAAAAGTGTCGAGCAAATCGAAACAAGAATTGAGGATATGATGCACAATAAAGTGAATATCCAATTTATACAAAAACAAACCGAGAAGCTTTTAGAAGACGTTGAGGTCCTAAAAGATAAAGTTAGAGCTAACGGAAAGTATAGTCAATGACAGAGATGATAGTAGCTCTTCTTATGATAATCAACGGAGAGATTAAGGAAGCCCGTATACAACCTTCAATGTCTGACTGCTTAAAAGGCAAGCGGGTTGCTAAACGTCAATTGAAACCTGAAGGCAAAGTTAGATATCAGTGCATAAAATCTATGGCAGAATTAGAGTCAAATATTGATGGCTCTTTATCTATTAAAAAATTAATATTGGAGTAGAAATGGAGTTAACTCGTAATTTTAGTTTACAAGAATTAATTAAATCAGACACAGCTATAAGGTTGGATATAAATAACAATCCAAACTCTGGTCAAATAGAAAAACTAAAAGCACTTTGTGAAAATATTTTACAGCCAGTACGTGATCATTTCGGCAGGGTAAAGGTGACTAGCGGGTTCCGTTCAGAACAGCTGTGCCTAAAGATCGGTAGCTCAGTCAACAGCCAACATGCAAAAGCTGAGGCGGCAGATTTTGAATGTATGGGCACAGACAATGCTGAGTTAGCTGACTGGATTTATATGAACCTAGATTTTGACCAATTAATATTGGAGTTCTATACTCCTGGCGAACCTAATTCAGGTTGGATACATTGTAGCTACACATCTGATCAACCTAGAAAACAATTCTTGTGGGCTTATAAATCAGAAGGAAAAACTAAATATAAACCTATAATAGGTAAAGCAAAGGATATTATTTAATGGCAATAGGACGAGGACAAATATCTGCACAAATAGATGGTAAGTTGAGAGGTGCTAGAGGTGAAAAAAAGAAAAAATTACAAGTTAAAAAGAAACTTAATAGCAAAAAACCTAAGGTCTTCAAAGTTTAGTCAAAAAGTGATACAATCCAAGAAATTGTACAACCGTAAAAAGGATATTAATGGCGACTTCAGGGACAACAGCATTTGACCTATCTATAGAGGAAATTATACAAGAAGCTTACGAAAGATGTGGGATGACTACAACAAGTGGTCACAGTCTTAGATCAGCAAGAACTAGTCTTAATTTACTTTTTGCAGAATGGGCAAACAGAGGAATTCACCTTTGGAAAGTAGCTTTACATGAAAACACATTAGTTTCTGGACAAGCTGAATACGCTGTAGATTCAGCGGTAAGCGATGTTCTTGAGGCTTTTGTATCTTCAACTGCAGCAGGTGCTAATACAGCAAACACACAGGATGTATCTTTAACAAAAATAGATAGATCAGCTTATGCTGCTTTACCAAACAAATTAGCTTTAGGGCAACCGTCACAGTATTATGTAGATAGACAGGAAATTCCTAAAATATATTTATACCAAGCACCTAACTTAAGTACGTACACTGTTTTAAAATATTACGTAATTAAAAGAATACAAGATGCAGGAGCGTATACAAACGATGCTGATGTAGTATTTAGATTTTTACCTTGCATGGTTGCAGGACTTGCTTACTATTTAGCGATGAAAAACGCACCAACACTTGTACAACAAAATAAATTAATTTATGAAGATCAACTTAAAAGAGCATTAGATGAAGATGGTCAAAGAGCTTCAACATATATTACACCTCAATCTTTTTACCCTAATGGAATATAATTATGGCTAAATGGGCAACAGGTAAACGATCACAAGCAATATCAGATAGATCTGGTATGGCATTTCCTTACACTGAAATGGTTAAGGAATGGAATGGTTCTTTAGTTCATTACTCAGAGTTTGAACCTAAACATCCACAAATACGTAGAAGACATTTTACTGCTGATGCAATTGCATTACAAAATACAAGACCAATGAAATTTCAACAACCGGTTGATATATCTACTATAAACCCGCAAGCACCTCTTGATGATACAATAGTAAGTTCTGGGGGTTCAATGGTTGGTGTTGCTAACTTGACTTTACCAGGAGACTTTGCACACATAACTTTAGGAGCTCCTCCTAAATCAGTAGAGGGAAATAATATAACAACAATGGTTCCTGCAGATCCTTCCTTACAAAACAGAAGAAGACAAGCAGATTTAATCGTAGGCAACGTAACAGTGAGTATTACATAATGGCTGTAACACATTCAAATTTTTTAACACAAGTAAGAAACTACACTGAGGTAGATAGTAATGTTTTAACTGATGCAATTATTCAAGATTTCATAAGAAGTGTTGAATTAGATATTGCAGGCAAAGTTGATTACGATGATTTAAGAAAATATGCTACTTCCAATTTTACAGCAAGTAACAGATATGTAGTTATGCCCTCTGATGCTTTAATATTAAGATCCGTGCAAGTTATTGACGGTTCTGGAAATAGAACTTTTTTAGAAAAAAGAGATACAAGTTATATATCAGAATTTAATGGTACAGGAGCTACAGGTACTCCTAAATACTACGCAAACTGGGATGATTTCAATATTTTAGTTGCACCAGTACCTGCCACTGCTTTAGAATTACAAATAAATTATATTAAAGATCCACCGGAATTTACTTCAACTAATCAAACCTTTATAGCTAAGTATCAAGAATCTATGCTATTGCATGGTGTGTTAGCTGAAGCATTTAGATTTTTAAAAGGTCCTATGGATATGTACAATCTTTACGAAAAGAAGTACAATGAAGAAGTACAGAATTTTGCCCTACAACAAATGGGTAGAAGAAGACGAGCGGAGTATGATGATGGTGTACCTAGAGTACAAATACCTTCACCTCCTCCAAACACAAATTAATAAGGAGAATAATTATGGC